TGGAGGCGAATCCATGAGCATCTACGTAGCATCTTTTACTGACGCACAGAGTTGGGAAGTGATCCACGACGACGCCCCAGGTGGTGGGCACACCGGCAGCGTCGATCCGACCACTATCGTCCACACCACCCGGATGGACGGCAGCGAAGATCACGACTTCCTGGTCCTCACCTGTCCGGTGTGTGACTCGGTGAGCACCCATCCGGTGGGCGGCGGCGCGCAGCCACAGTCCGTGCAGCAAATGTTCGTCAACAAGGTGGATAGCGACGGCTGTCCGTGCGGCCAGGTGGACGCCACCGACGCGACTACGCTGGGCGAGTCGCACGTCAAACTCCAGATCCTCAGGATGGATGGACCGGGAAGAAATACGCTGCCATGACACAAGAACCCTTCCAGTTCAAAGTGGTGTACGTCGATCCGGGCAACGGCCTGATCGTGGGCACCGACCCGTCCGGCGGCGCCGTCGGCAACAAGCACAAGGTCGCTGTCATTCACGACCAGGCCGAATACGTGATCCTGGAGAACACCGACCCCGCCTACCTCAGCGCCGATAAATTGCATGTACTGGCGGCGCCGGATCACACATGAGACGTATCGCGTTGCTGAGCGTGCCCGACCCGCGCTTCCCGTATCCCAGCGATCCTGGCTACGAGCCCAACCGCGTGGACTACCGCAACCTGATCGAACAGGCCATTCGCATCCCGCTCGACCGCGCCAACGGGGCGACCATTGACGAGATGCGACGCGGCATCCGCGTGCTGGACGCGCTGGACAAGTCTGCCGACGTGCTGGAGCTTGAAGACGCCGACTGGGAGTTCCTGAAGACCAAGGTCGAGAAGATGCCGTGGGCGATGACCGACCGGCGCTTCGTCCGCTTCTACGACGACATCATGGGGGCGACGGATGCCGTCCGAGACCCAACCCACGCCGACGGGGTCGCTGGAGCCTGATCTCGGGGAGCGCGACCCGCGTCGTTCAGGGCTGCGTATCGCGGTATCTATCGCTGTGGAGTACACCCGGCTAAGAGAAACAACAACGGACCGATGGGAGGCGAGAGTGTCTACCATCGGTCTGTTGCTGATGGGCGGCGCGGCGGCGGCGGTCCTGCTGTTGATCATCGTGCCGCGCATCCTGAGTCTGATCCCCTAGAAGGCAGTGGGCTCCTCCAGGAGCACAGTGGGGGTAGCCTCGGCCTTGCGTCGGCGCGTGCGCTTGGGCGGCTCGGGCGCAGCGGGCTGCTCCAGAACCTGCTCGGTTATCTCGACGCCGACGACCTCGCCGTTTGCGGGGTCCTCGTCCACCATCTGCAGCAGGCGGGCCATCTTGTGGTCCAGTCCGTACATCACGGCCAGGAACTGGTCGACGCGCTCGTAGACCAGCGTGACCCGATCCCCAACTGTGCGCAGGTCGGCGTCCAGCTTGAGTAGCTCACGCATGACCTGGGGCGAGGGAATGTCGTGCTCGTCGTAGTCGCCCTGGTGGGGCAGGGCGGGCTCGCGCGGCGCCTCGGCAGCGCGGCGCGCCTCGGCGCTCTCGAAGCCCAGGACGTGCGCGGCGGCTTCCTGGTGCTCGGGGGTGTCCCAGGTCTCGGGCTCGGCCTTCAGGTTGAACTGGGGCTCGGGCAGCACAGGGTCGAACGAGGTGGGGGGTGCCGTTTCGGCGGCTGGGGCGAAGGGCTCGGCCTCCGCTTTGGGGGGGCTGGCCTGGAGCCAGGCATTCAGGTCTAATGGTTCACTACTCAAGGGTCGGGTCCATCCTTTGCAAACCCAGTACACGGCGTCACAGGCCTCTGCGGGAGACCTGATGATCCAGGCGTAGCAGCCCACGTCGCGCAGGTCCCGCAGACGCATCTCCTGCAGCGGCGTGGGCTTGCCCTTGGCTTTTTTGATCTCCAGAGCTATCGGACGAGACCGAACCACCCCGCCAATGTCGGGATGGCCCGGACCCGTCGTCACCGAGGCAGGGTTGCCCCACAGGAGCACACCCGTGGAGCGCGGCCACTGGGTGCGTACGGCACTCAGGACACGGGCTCGCAGCCCCGCCTCGGCTGTCACCTAGACCCCCTGGCCCCGAGTGTCGATGTCGTCGAACAGGTTGGAGCCTGGGGCGGGCTGGCTGGCAGCCGTGGTGGTCTGCTGGGGGTTGAACGTGTAGGACGTGGGGCCGTTCTGGGCCTGGTAGACGCCCGACTTTTTGAGTTCGGCCCAGCGCTCCTCGGGGAAGGTGCTCTCGATCCCAGAGGCGGGGTTGGCCGACCCTCGAATGTCGACCACCTGACCGACGCAGCGGCGACCCTTGACCTGAGCCGAGACGTTGTCCAGCACGTTGTTGGTGCCCGCCTCGGTGCTCATCATCTGCTGCTCAGCGGAGGCCTTCTCGAACATCTGGACGATGTCCGAGCGGCCCAGGTTGACCAGGGCAGCGGTGAACGGCCAGTGGCTGCGGTCTCGGCCAGGGACGTACAGGTTGGTGCTCTTGCGCAGGCGCCCGCCGAGCCCAGCGTTGGGGTAGGCATCGGGACCGGCGATGATACGGTAGGTGAAGCGCGTGGCGATCACACCCGTGTCCTTGTTGCGGGTGGCGTGGTCGCAGCCCTGGCACTCCAGGAGATAGAAGCCCTCGGGCACCTTGGCGGCTGCCTCACGCGCGTCGGAGACAGCGAGATCGAGACGAAATGGGGTCCACTCAGTGGACATTAGCGTTGGCCCTCCTCAAGGGGGTTGTTGAAGATCGGCGCCGCGTCGGTGGCGCGCTTGATAAGCGCCAGAGCCCGATCCAGGGTTGGCGCTGCGAAGTTGACGGTCACGTCCATCTCGGAGCTACCGCTGGACCAGTGGGCTTTGAGCGACACCGTCACGAGATCCAGAGTTGGATCCATCGGTACCTCCAAACAGGGGCGGGACGATCTTGTCCCAGGTCGGATTGTCGATGACCCGGCCCAGGATGTGGGTCGGACCCTTGGCGATGTAGCGGTCGTGCTGACCGATGAACAGACGCCGAACCTCTTTCAGGTTGGGGTCGATGCGGTCTGGCGTGTTCGACGCCAGGAAGGGGATGGGCCCGGTAGAAGCCTCCTGTTCGTTGCGGGTCTCTGGGCCTGCCAGGTCGACGTACAGTCGGCCCAGGATCTCCAGGCTGTCGCGGATGCCCAGCAGCGCCGACGGGGTGAGGCGGGGGCCTGTCTTGACATCCCCCGTGGGCTCGCCCGCCACCTCGGCGCGGCGGTCCTGCTCCTGCAGCAGGTAGATGATGTTGACGGGCAGCAGGTTGAAGTTGCGCTGCCACTCGGAGCACAGGGCTCCAATCTGGCCCCACTGCGGCCAGCCGCCTGGGGTGCGCGGGATGCGGTCGATGTACTGGCTCAGCTTGTTCGGGTCGGCGGGCTCGTAGCCGCAGATCTTGCCCAGCGCCAGGTCCTGGACGCGGCTCCAGGTGTCCCACACCACGGTGGTGATCGAGTTCTGGGGCTGGTTCAGCGCCTGGTAGATGGTCAGGATGTCGTTCCAGCGGCGCAGCTTGACGACCCGGAAGTGCTTGAGCTTCGAGATCGGGCGAATGTTCTCGTCGTCGACACTGACGAACAGCACCCGCTCGGTCTCGGGGATGGTGCTGGCGAAGGTGGTCTTGCCCGACCCGTTGGGGCCGTAGATGCCCATCCTGACGTGGGTCAGCGCCTGGATCTGGTCGCTGGGGATGTACAGGTCTCTGAGGCTCACGACTGACCCTCCGCACTGCACGTCACGCAGCGCCGACCGCCCGTAGCGCGGACTCTCCAGTTGTTGTGGCCCCATTTGCAGGTCGCCTTGCGAGCGTTCTGCGCGGGGGGGCCAAAGCCCCGCAGGACGTTGACGCCCATCGGTACGACCTCCATATGATCAGGGTTTACACAGCGGCGATTGCGGCAGCGATGGTCTAGAGTCATGCCCTGAGGGATAGGACCGACCAGGGCCTCCCAGACTCGGACGTGGGCTCGACGGTGACCCGTCCTGCCGTACTGCCCGTAGCCTTTGCGGGTGACGTAGCCCTGCCACTCCCAGCAGTCAGCGGCTTCGATCAGATCCCACATCAACCGGATCTGCCCATCTGCCAGTTGTCCTCGGTCTGCAGGGTCAGGTACTCCTCCCTGCGCGCCTCGCTGCGGTGGCCCAACTGGTACTCGGCCATGCACAGCTTGCCGTACGGGCAGAACAGGCGACAGTCGAGCACACTGATCGAGCGCGGGTAGTAGTCCCGCTCCCCAGCCGCGTTGATGTGGCGCAGCACCGACGCCACGTCCTTGAGCGTCAGCATGCCGTTCTCGTCCGGACGCATGGTCACGTAGCGCTGGAACCACTGCCCATCGGCCACGATCCGCGAGCGGCACTCGTTGATGTACTGCTCGGGCTGGCGGGCCTTGCGCATCTTCTCCTCGGCCTGCGCGAAGTAGCGGCCCCTGGTGGCCATGTTCTCGTCGGACTGGTACAGCCGACCCTGGGTGGTGATACGCGGCACCCTGCCAGGACGGGTGCAGATGTAATCAAATACGATCCCCGATATGGGCAGTCCCTCAGCCCGGGCGATCATAAACTGGAGCATGGTCTGCGGATCCACTGTGCGCCAGTCGCTGTCAGGGATGTCCTGCGTCGACTTGCGCTCCCAGATCCACAGCTTGCCGTCGCGGTCCTTGGCCAGGCGGTCGATGGTCGCCGTCAGCTTGACCCCAGGCCGCACTTCCCAGGCGACGGGCACCTCGGTGTTCTCCGTGGTCCACGGCGCGGGCGGCTCGGCGTGCCCTGCCCAAAAGGCCAGGTAGTCCTCGACGAGTTCGATGACCTCGCGCATCATCTCGAACACATCGTCCTGAGAGATGCCCTGGTCGATGGCCCAGGCTGCCATAGACTGCAGTTCGGTCTGCCAGTCCAATCCCTCGTCGTGTAGCTGCAGGCAACGATGGATCCACACGCCCCTCCGCAGCACGGGGCGTACATCCCTGGGCTTGGGCACCAGCCGTTCGACCCAGCGATACTCGTAACGCTTCAAACAACGCGCAGCGTCGTTGAAGGCACTGGTACTGAGTGCAATCTCCACTCGTATTCCTCTCCGCCAGTAGCTGTTCAGGCAACACCGCAATCAGCGGCAACTGGCGGGAAGCATCTTACGACGCTGTTTTTCCGTTTGTCAAGCGGTGGCTGTCGGCACCTCTCTGCCCATGCCCCACGGCCCCGCTTTGACTTCCACGTCCAGCAGGCCTGGCGGCAGGTGCAGGCCCATTGGCCCCAACTGTGCCGGTGCGTCGAGCATGGTCTTTCTAATCGTGGAGCAGGCTTCCAGGGCGCGGTCTCGGCGGACTTCGATCAGCAGTGCGTCGTGGATGTCGCCCACGACTCGGGCGCCCATCCTGTCCAGCAGGATCAGTGCGGTCTGGGTGATGTCTGAGGCCAGCGATTGCGGCTCGGCATTGATCCCAGACCGGATCGCATCCTTCTGACCGTACTTCGCGTCGGGCAGTCTGCGGATGCGGCCTATGTCTGTCTGGGTGTATCCCATCCGGACCAAACGTTCAGCACAATAGGTGTGCCAGGCGGGGAACTCGGGGTACCGTCGGCGGAACAGGTACCACAACCCCTGTGCCTGCGCGTCGCTCCACAGAAGCTCGAACGACTTCCAGGCGTACTCCTTCAGGCCCAACCAGCCCATGCCGTACAACTGGGCCAGCACGGGCACCTTGCCCAGGTCCTGTCGCTCGGCCCTGGTGACCTCGCCTATGGTTTTCCGTAGGTACCGGGCGGCGAAATCGCTGTACACGTCCAGCCCGACGTGGAAGGCCCACAGCATGCTCTGCTGGTTGACGTAGTCCCAGCTATCGGGGCGCCCCGCCGCCATCCAGGCGCACAGGCGGGCCTCGATCTGGCGGTAGTCGGCTTCGATCAGCACCATGCCCTGCGGCGCGTCGAAGATGGGGCGTACGCTGGTGTCCCGAGGAGTCGTATGGAAGAACGAAGCCAGGCGTCCGGTCTCGACGGATGTCGTCCGCATCTCGGGATGGAACCTGCCGTCGAAGCTATCGCGGGTAGCTCGGTTGATTGGGCGGAAATAGGTGCTGATCTTCTTGCGTGGGCGTCGGCAATCCAGTATCTGCCTAGCCTGCGGCCAGCGAAGGCCCAGGGTTTTTACTGTTGCCTCGTCTGTGGACGGGTGTTTCTTGCCGTTCTTCAGGACGGGCAGGCCCAGGTCGGTGTACAGCCACTGGGCCACCTGACGGGCTGAGGCAGGATTGTCGACGGGCACCAGCGCGTCGGCGGCCTGCTGCTCGTGCCGGGCCTTGAGCATCAACTGAGCGGCCCTGGCTCGGTCGACGTGGATACCGCGCGCAACCATACGCTCCAGAGCCCGCAATTTGGGCATCTCCAGCACCCGAAAATAGCGCGCAAGTAGCGGCTCCTCTCCGAGTCGGTCAGCGAGAACACCCTGCAGCAGGACAGTGGCTGCTGCGTCATAGCCGTTATAGGGATACAGCAGGTGCAGGGGA